GTAATGTTTTTTCGAACGTTAATTTTGGTTAGAGAGAACCTTTTTGAAATTTTTCTGGATTTTGTTGTTTTCTAAATGCATGTGGTGTGCTGAAATCAAATTTTTATCATTTTTCTATCCTGGGTAGGAGGATTGCTGGAAATCGTCAATATTGGTAACCAACTCGATCGCGGCACATAATTGAAACACATTGACACTTGCGTTAGTCAAAGCCCATTCAATTGGCGCTGAAGTAGCGCGAGCCGCATCGACTGTACTGAAGATACGGCACTGTGTGTCGTTTATGAAATTCGCGTAGAACGTAGATCCATCGTCAACGACAATCGCAGTATCATCCGCGTATTGCAGACTATTTGCGAGTGTCGGTGCTGTAGTGACCGCGGAGTAAACAGGATTCCCAGTCAGTGTTGTACTGACTGTTGCTTGTACGGTGACCTTATAAATGTCTCCGCGTAGGAACCCAGTTGGTGCTGAGCTAATCGCCCCACTGATTGTCTTAAGCGTATCAATCGTGAAGAGGGCACTATTGGCCGCGACGGTAGCTGTCGGTGCTTTCAGCACCGCGAAGTTCACTTGAGCACGCGCTACGGGTAGAACACCCATGCGCGGGTTCAGCTTGAGGTTACGGAACGTGATGTCATAGTCAAAAAGAATATAGCCAGGTGAATTCGCAGAATTCGTTTTGGAAAAGACGTATACTGCACCATCTGCGTCCTCATTGAGATCAGGGTTGGCTCCATAATTAGTGGAGTGCCAACCGTGTCCGATGTTGAGCGAGGTGGAATGATTAGTCCACTGCGGCCCGATAATTGTGGAATTGTCGGAAAGAGTATACGGCAGAAAGCTATTGCTTGAGTAATCCATCATAGGTTCTAGGCGCTGTGGTTGATAGTACACGAGAATATCACCGGCTTGCGATGTTGGAGAACTAGTGATATAGTGTAGGATTAACTTATTCACTTTGAATTCCGAAAACATCTGGCAGTAATTCCGCAGCACAGTGCTAGGAAAAGCACATGGAGTGATTGGACTGCCACCGATGAGTTCCCAATCCGTGATAGCTGCAACAGTCGATGAAAGACTGAATGCAAAATCGCGGCCGTGCACATTAGCGCCATTCGCTGATTGTTTGATGACTGGTTTTGAGCCACGGACAGAGTTGCCGATAGCAACTGGAGCCGTGTTAATGCGCGAAACCGCACCAAAACTTGTTGTTGGTCGAGTTTGCTTCTTCTTTTGGTCTTTGGCCATTTTAAAAAGCAGTTGATTGTATTGTTGATTGTATTGTTTATTTTGTTGTATTTACGCCTACCTACCTTCCAATTTGCGAGCGACGTTTGTTGGAGTAAGCGCGTTTGATCCTGGCGTCGTATCCGAACGGCTTAGCCGTAAGGTTTTTAGACGCCGGGAGAGCGCTATTTTCCGCGTCGTTCTTGAGTTTTTGGTAATTCTGAAAGAGTTTGCGTTGTTTTTCGATTTGTTCATTGATTTTGTTATCAGGAACAGTCTTATTTTTCTTCTTCTTTCTCTTGAAGATTCTCGTGAAGAAGTTGCGTGGTTCATTGACGATTATTTCGTCTTGGGTGTGCACAAGCGGCTTGTCATTGACAGTTTGCCGTGGCTGCTCCTCAATTTCGCGTTGCTTTATACGCGCTCGGTCAAAAGCTCTCTTAGCATCACGCAAATTTTGCGTTTTGTTGAGATCATTGACATTTTTCTGATCGCTTTCAGCAGGTTGCTGTGGCTTGTCGAACTTTACTTTCGGTTCGCTCACCGCCTCAGCTTTTGGCGCGAACATGCCCGCACGCTTACGTGGGTCGGTTGCATAGTAGTCTTCGATTTCTTTATCATCTCTTTCGTAACCACCATGCAAACCGCGCACTTGTTCATATATGCCTTTGGCACCGGAATACACTAAACCGGCCAGTGCGCCTTCTAGCCCACCATATTTTGCACCAGCCCCCACATTTTCAGCCAGATCAGTTGATCTGTCCTTCGTGTGGTTGCCGTACAAAACTGCGTTCCGCGCTACAGTCGCTAGAACACCCTGCAAATGCTGGGTGTCCTTCGCGAAGCGTCGGTCTGCTGCTGCTCTATGGTATGCATCTTTGTACTTGGCGTAAGCACTATCATGAAAGTATGCTGCCAAATCAAGTTCGTCTTTGGGGTCCATGTCTCCCCACTCTACGCTTTCTTGCATCTCACCATTACTCCATCCGGGTCCTATGTAATTGCCAAGAGCCCCAGGCACCAGTTGTTTAAATCCTAATCCATCGAGTGAATCGGGAACTGGTCCTAGGTCTCCGAGGTTGTTGGTATTGTTATAGTTCATGTATCGTTTTTATTTTGTTTATTTTACGCCACCAACCACCATTACATACACGTGCGACCCGCGCACGGGCAGTTTAACGACTTATCCGGTCGACGCGCAGCACGGTTAATATCCGTACTGCGCTGATAGCAAGGCTTGTCTGCTCTTCACGAATGAGAGCGGAAACAAACCAGGGTTGCCTTTGCGGAGCTTGTGGAACATTTTCAAAAAGAAATTATATTTGTCCTCATCGTGTCTGTGATCACCCATGTAATTACTGAGTGCACTCGCAAGATTCTCTTTCTTCACGGTGAGCATGTGTTCTACATGCTTGCCGAAACGTTGAGGCAGGAAACGCCACCGTCTTTGGTCGTCGTACCTGAGATCAGCACTAAAATATTCGCTGAACTCCAAACCATCTCTTTCTTCAATCTCCATGACTACACCCAAGTCTTTGCTCATCGAAATGTAAGCAGCGATGTCGTCAGTAGCAGGTTCCTGCTCGACATCATCACCACCAACCACAATTCGCTTCTCGAGTATGTAATCATCATCGTGTCCCATTTTCATGAGAATCATGTTGTTATGCACCAACTGCATGACGCTGTTACCCACAATAGTGAGAAACCAGCCACTTTTCATGATTCCATTGGCTTCCATCACATAGACGCAACCATCTGAACAACGGTATTTGCAATCTTTGTAAATTTCACCAATAGTCTGTGGAATCTCAACGTTCACGTAGTGATCAAACTCATCAGCTTCCATCCCTTCTGGACAGACAGCTAAGAGCTGCACTACGCGAATGAACACTTTGAAGTGCCATTCTTTAGCATTGAAATCCCAAACTTCCTTATCGCTAGACCAAACCTTGCCTGGGAGAGTCTTTTTCAAGTTTGCGATGTCACCAGGATTACCAGGGGAATATCCGTACTTCACCGGCATGTCGCGCCAGTTGTCAACAAAGGCCGAAGCCATATTGCTGAACATACTAGCGTGTTTCACCAATTTATGCACGGGCATCCCCGCTAGTCCTCTTGGACGTCCAAGTTTTAATTTCTTCAACTTATTTGGCTCACCTTTCAGGAACCATTTGAACTCAAAATCTGAGTCCCATTCGTTGAGAACATGCTGAGCGAATCCTTTTTCGCCGTAATGTTTCAAAACTTGCGCGTTGGTAGGCATTCCTGTGCAGACATAGGGAAAACCTGAGCTCTTCTTAGGGTTAATTATGCTGGAGTTAATGATCTTCAGCACTCCTGGAAGTGTTTTATACTCAGGATCGGGTGAAAACGTCGCTAGTTTACATTGTTCAGCGACTATCAAAGCGCACCGTCCGATCTCTTTATCGTCGGGTTCATTCTTTAAATTTTTCAAGCCCGCGGAGAACAACAGCAAATGCTGCTTCAATGATTCGCTCTCCGTCACTTTGTCCATCTCAGGATATCCGTACAACCCTTCCACGTATCCACATTTGATTGCTAATTCTTTCAAACCTTCAAATGCTTTAATCGCTTCTGGTTGCTGGGTTGGTTTCTTTGGTGCATGAACAGGTCTCTCGCCTTCCTTGACCGTCCACGGCACCTCATCACCCATGTCAATGTCTGCATTTTCATCTCGGAAGTTAACACCTCGTCCAATACTACTGTTGTGATACAGCAGATCTTCGATATAATCAGCGTTCTTCTCACGACTGGAGTAAGGTCCAAAGGTATCGCACATTTGTTGGAATGACCAACCATATGTACATTCTCCGTTCTCAAGCTCAATAGCGTACCTATCGTCACGCCCATATCGCTTAACATCGCAGACACCGCCTTTTTGTTTTTGTTGGCGGTAATACTCTTTGTACGCCGCATCTGCGTACGTGTATTTAACGTGTTTCTTCTTCGATTCTTCGCCAGCTCCCACTTCAATCAGGTAGCTGATTAGCTCACGTCGGACGGCTATATTGTGTGTGCCTTCCGTTGCTACGTGCATGCCAATCACACTGGTACCACAAAATATTGGGCCACCAGAAAAACCTTTTTGCGTGCTTGCTGTGTGGTGCAGCATCTCGAGTCCACTGCCTTTCAGCGTTTTCCCGTTTGCTGCGACCAACAATCCATTGCCGGTAAAACCTACCGTCTGAACTTGTTGCTCATAGAGAGATGGCAGCTTGATGACTGCTTTGCCGACTCCAATCTGCGCCCATTGCGTGTCCGTCAGTAAACGCGCATAAGCATCAACATGCAACGATCCAATGAGGTTTTCTATTGAGTCGAAAAAGTCCTCAGGCACTGGCCACACTTTTGTTGTGTCGACCTCGTGGTTGCGGTGTTTGGTGACCTTAGTCTTCGCTAAGTATATGTCAGCCGTTGATTGATTGAGTACATCAGCACAATGCCGGGCAGTGATCAGAAAATTATCTAATCGCCAGAACACTCCAAACACGCACAAATCATTCTCCGCATTCGATACCATTATAGCACCGATCGGTTTTTCTTTGCATGGGAAGTATTCTGAACCTGGCATTGCCATCTCTTCTTCGTAACGTTTCTCGTTGCCGGCGTCTTGACTAGTGAGATTATAGATCTTGTCATTAATCATCACTTTGTACACGATACCTTTCTCCGTTGCCAGTTGGCCGAGAAAACAGTCACGTCCCTTCTTCTCTTTCTTCTCCGCAAGCCTGCGTTTCGGTGGGGTCACACATCTGTGTAACACAAACGCCACCAGCAAGGCCGACAGTATATCGAAAGCTGCCTGGTATTCAGGTGTCATTGAACGATACCACTCGAGGCTGAACCAATTGGCCATCTCCCCCATAGCGTTCAAGAAACTGAACATCAGTAGGCTGAGCCAGTCAAGCAAAACACGCCCTAAAGCGGTGTACTTGCTGGTTTCAGTCTCGAAAGCCTGACAAAATGCCAGCTTTCCTTGAAGCATGAGCGCAAATAGACCGGCTTTCAACTGCATTGAATACCGTCTGCGCGCGGTGATGTAATCACCACTGGCCACTACGCCATCATCTCCATCAAAGTGCGATCCAATCGTTACCACTAAATAGCGGCTGAGATTATCACCATGACGTTCGTTCATCCACCAGCGATGTACTGGAGGTGTCACATGCGCCATATGAAACGCTTGTGGTTGGATGTACGGCGCGTTGATTGTTTCTCCCGTAAATTCGAGATCATCATCCAAAGCGTTGAACGGATAACGTTGACAGTAGTCCGTCCAAGTTCTAGTCATGTGTGTATGCACTGATGCTTTAAGCAATTCAGGCATTTTCTCTACGAATTCCCGAGAACTATAATTGAAGTATGGTTTTACTTCACGCACTCGACAATTAACGACGCCCGTAGGTATAACATCACGTTGTTCTACCTCGGATTCTAGCCGTTCTTGGTACACTTCACAAGCGTCAGCTAGCTCGCCCCACGTTGTGGGATTATGGGACAAATCTGCGAAGTCCAAGATGAGGTCCATCACGTTCATCGTGAGACACGGTTCCTCTTCTCCTTTCTGTTGAGTCATTATTATACTCTTGCTTGCGTAAATCTTT